AATGTAGATGCGTTATGTTGTTTACCACCTTTACCTTCGTAAGTCATTTTACAAGGAACAGAACCAACTGAATCCCACATAAAACATAAACTATAATCTAACTCACCTTTTTCTTGTGCATCTAACAATGAATTAATATAGTCAGTGATTTGTTCAATATAATCGAAGTTATTATTGAAGATGTAAAATCCGTCCCAATCTAACTCACCCGTTTCTTCGTCAACCACTTCCTCACAATCAAAACCCATAAGCTTTGCGTGTTCAAATGACCATTTTTGTTCGGTAATAATGAATACAGGTAAAATACCTTTTTTCTGTGCGTCAACCGCAGTTTTAACTAAGGCGGTTGTTTTTCCAGTGTCTGAGTGTCCCAAGAACATATTCAAATGACCTATAGCAGGACCTGGTAATCCAACGGCATCCAAAAAGTCATTTCCCAAATCAAAGAATCTTTGGGGTTTATATTTTGCGGATGTCGAGAATTTTTCTTTAATTGATTTAAAATCGTTTTTTTTGATTGCCATAAATGTCTATGTATAATTTGTTATTACCTAAAAATAAGAAAGCTTGGACACAATGTCTATGTAAGTGTCCAAGCTTTTTTAATTAATTTAGAATGGTAAATCTTCGTCAGGTTCAGCGTTCATCTGAGGGTCAGATAATTTCTCATCACCACCTAAAACGAATTCTGCTTCACTTGAGTTTCCATAAACATACCCACCTTTTTCAGAATCCCAACGTGGAGTTTCTCCTCGTGCGATAGCTTCAAGATATTCTACAGGTTTTTTAGAATAAACATCTTCCCATGTCAATTCATCTTTAATCCAAGACTCAGCAGTTTCTTTGTCCTCATGAACAGGTGCTGGGTCATCATACATAACAGTTTGAATTATGGTGTAAGTAGCACCTTTACCTGTCTTTGCTTTAGTTAACTCAAGGATAATGTCACGACCTTTATCAGGGTCAGTAATGTCTCCTTTAGCTCTCCAAATAGGAATGATTTTATCAAGGATTCCTTCGTTTTTGTAGTTGTGTTTGAAACGCCAAAATTTAACACCTTCATCTTCCGCATCACGGTCAATTACTTTTACGATGTAAAACTTACGAGAAAGATATTGTTTAGCAAGTTCTTTGTCAGAATCTTTACCCGTTGAACGTAACTCTTCGTAAACCTCATTCAAAGGTGAACGCTCGTTGTCATTCTTTCCTGGGTCATAAAATTTCTGCCATTTGCCGTCCACTTGAATCTCGTGGTACCACACTTCTTTGAATGGTGAAGAACCATCTGGGGTTGGTAGAATTCTCAACCTTCTTTGTCCCTGTTTTTCTGTGTCTTTAAGGATTGCCGCAAAGTATTTCTTCATTCTGTCTTCTTGGGACATTTTTGAAGATGAATTAGAACTACCTTGTTTTGATTGTTCGTACTGTGCAAGTACTGCGTCTAATGAGTTTGTCGCCATATTATATAGATTTTAAATTGTTTACTAAAGTATAAGTGTCAGCCGTGTGTTTGTCAAATAAAAAAACGGTCCGAAGACCGATTTATTTACTTAACTTCAATATAGTCTCCACCAGTTTCTTCGTCTCCGAAATCTCTGAAGGATTTTTTAATATCCGCATTTGAGTAGTCTTCAACATCTGATTTTGTTAAAACATACTCATTTTTTCCTGTCTTTTCCATGTCTTCTTCTTTATCTTGGAAGAATTCACTTAATTTTTGGTTAAATGGTCCTGAGTCTAAAGTTCTTAACTCTAATTTTTCTTGAGGACTTTTAACTCTGTATTTCTCAACCTTCATTTCTAAGTCATTTAACTTAGTCATAATGTTATCCATTTCACCTAATCTAGATTCTAAATCAGTTAAGTGTTTGAATAAATTATCGAAATACTCTTCTTGTTTCTTTTCAACATTTTTTTGTGATTTAACTAAATCAGTGATATCCAATTCTTCAGTCTTATCTTTTTCTTCACCTACTTTTTCAACATCAGGGTCAGTTGCAACATCAACGGGTTGAGGTTCTCCAGATGGTGGTGCTGGAGGTACTGCTCCTGCCGCGGGGTCCGCGGGTGGCATCGCTAATGGGTCAGTAGCTCCAGCCGCAGGGTCCGCAGGTGGCATCGCTAATGGGTCAGTAGCTCCAGCCGCAGGGTCCGCGGGTGGTGGAGGTAACTCCTGTTCGTTAACATATTTATTGATTTCTCTATATCTAGAGATTTCAGATAGAATTCTTTCGTCGACTCTTTTCATTTTATTAACCATTTAAAAGTTGTTTTACTCCATGAGAAGTTTCAACTTGTATTCTTTTATTTTTTGTCAATGTATTGTCAACACGTTCAATAAGACCATCTCTCATTCTTACTGTGTAACAATCACCAGTATCTAAATCACAAACTTGTTTAGTACCATCACCCAAGTCTTTCTCAGAGTGTCTAGTATTTTTGCCTAAATAGTTATCTAAAATTAATTTTACATTCATAACTTTGTTTTTTTATATAAATATCATAGTTTATTTAAAAATTATTTCGGTGTTTGAGTAAACAAATCAATCGCTTTTTGTATTTTATCTTCAATTTCAGTTTTTTGGACTTGGGTCAAACCTGTATAGACAGAATCTTCTCTAGTTTTTGACGTGTCATTATTTAAAACCCAAAACTTGGCGATACTTTCTTTTGTCTTACTATATCCACTTAACCTATTTTTCCATCTATCTCGTAACACTATAATATTATTATCTATTGAATCAAATGTTGCGTAAGCAACATTGGTTGATGAACAATAATACGATTTTTTACCGTAATCTAATAAAACTTGTCCCCAAGACTGTGTTTGTTTACTCTTAGATATTGAGATACCCATGTAGTTGTTTTCAACCCCAATATATGTGTTAGTGTCATTTGGTTTTTTAGACGCCATATAAATAGTGGTGAATAATACACACTGTAATAAATCATTACTTGGTGCTAATAATACAACTTTATTAACTATTTGTTGGGTATTCAATGTGAATGTCGATGGGTTATCTAATTTAGTATAGGTTATATAGTCACTTAATGGTTCACAAGTCGCACTTGACCCGCTATTAACCGTAGTTGAGTCTTGAGTGTTCGCTTGGTTAGAAGCCTCAGCGGTTTGACTTTGTACGTTTGAGTTTGCGTTGGTATTGGATGAGGGTTTTTGATTAGGTTGTTGACTTGAATTCAATTGATTCTTAATTGACTCAAGTAAATTAGTCTTTAAAGATTGTAAGTAATTATCAATCTTAGGTAGTGATGCCGTTGGTTGTCTTATACCTTCAAAAGTGGTTTCAAATTTACCAGGGGATATATTATGATTAACACTTGTAATCATATACGGACCATTAAACATTGGTACGTATCTTAAATTAAAGTACATAGTAGGTTGAATCAACGCATTACCCATCATAGTCACAGAACAATTATAACTTCTATTTTTGTAGAGGTTATATAATGAAGTACTTTGACTTGCACCACTCCTATTTCTACTTTGGTTAGCCATTTCATTTAAAACTTCAATAGATTCAGCAGTTGCTTTACCAGCATCTTGACCAACACTAAATCCGTGAAATATTGATTGGTTTTGTGGTCCAATATCAACATTAAAACCAACAACTTTATTAGATTGTGCCCAATCTTGTTTGTTGGTTAAATCATCAACAAGTGGATTACTTGAACTTCTCGTTAAATCAAAAGAGTCGTTTCTATATCTGAAATCGACGTTGTTTTTCATATCTAATTGTTCACTTGGTTTACCACCATAAAAACAAACCATTTTTGCAGAAGCTTGTCTATAATCTACATTTAAGAAAGTACCAAATAAATTATTTGCAAAATCTAAAGTACCTTCAGGTTTAGGTATTGGGTTTTTAACAACATCTTGCACATTATAGAAATTAACGTATGATGGTAAATTCATAACGACAAAGTTATTTTCAATTAAGATTGTTTCCACAAATACTTTAACACTTGATTTAATATTAGTACCCTCAGTAATCGCGTTTAATCTACTAACTAATTTGAATATATCAACCAATATTTTATCGCCGATATTTCTACTAGCTCTATCAAGTAAAAGTACATCTTCAAATAAAGTTTTAGTTTTAAAGTCAGCACCTGATATCCACTTATCGTTTAAGGCTTTAAATGATTCCCATAGTTCAACTTTGGTTTGGTCACCCTCAAGTTTTGAGTTAATTTTGTTATTACCCTGTATAGTTGTGACGGGTAATTCTTTCTGAACTTTAGGCATTAAATCGTTCAATACATTCGTCTTAAACTCAACTAATGAATTTAAATAATCATCCATACCTGTGAAAAACGACGTTGGTGTTAATCCACTATTCGCCAACTTTTGAGTTGCAAACATCTTAATTACAGGTGCAAAGTTTATAATGTTTTGACTATTAAACGCCACATTAAGATTGATGAAGAAATCGGTAATATAAGAACCGTCATTATCGTATACTAATTCAGGTATTTCTGAAAAACCAACATAAGTCTGTAACGCTTTCCATTCATTAGGGTATAATGAAATAGAATTGGCCAATGTTTGACCACCTGAACCTGGTAATGC